CATCTACAAGACAAGAATTAATAGATTACTCTCTACGAAAACTTGGTGCGCCAGTTTTAGAAATCAACGTAGATGATGACCAGATAGACGATTTGGTTGATGATACCATTCAATATTTTCAAGAACGTCATTTCGATGGATCTGAAAAAACATTTCTAAAATATCAAATTACACAAGATGATATTGATAGGGGAAGAGGCCCAGGTAGTTCTGCAAGCACTGGAATTTCAACTACAACAGTAACAGAATCTGTTGGATTAACAACAGAATTTTCTTTTGAAGAGAATAACAATTATATTAAAGTACCAGACTCTGTTATAGGAATTAATAAAATTTTTAAATTTGACACTAGTTCTATTTCTGGTGGCATGTTTAGTATTAAATATCAACTATTTTTAAATGATCTTTATTATTTTAGTAGTGTAGATCTACTAAACTATTCAATGACAAAAAGATATCTAGAAGATATTGATTTCTTATTAACTACAGATAAGCAAGTTAGATTTTCAAAGAGATCTGGTAGATTATATCTAGATATTGATTGGACTGCTCAGACAGCTGGTGATTATCTTGTTATTGACTGTATTCGTGCTTTAAATCCATCAGATTTTAATAAAATATATAATGATACTTGGGTAAAAAGATACTTAACTTCTTTAATCAAAAGACAGTGGGGTGCTAACATGATGAAATTTAGTGGAACCAAACTACCTGGAGGTGTTGAACTTAATGGTAGACAATATTATGAAGATGGAAATTCAGAAATAAGAGAAATAGAAGATAAGATGGCTAGTTATTATGAATTACCACCCATGGACATGATAGGATAATGGCAAGAAATTCTTATTTTCTACAAGGATCAAGTCAAGAGCAGTATTTACTTCAAGACTTGATTAATGAGCAGTTAAAAATATATGGGATAGATGTATATTATATCCCACGAAAAATTCTTGGCACTGAAAAAATTTCTAAAGAAGTTACAATGTCCAAGTTAGATGATAATTTTATCATCGAAGCATATCTTGATAATTATCAAGGATATGGTGATAATGTCAATATCATGTCAAAATTTGGTATTGAACTTAGAAATGAAATATCATTAACAATTTCAGCAGAAAGATTTCAGACTTATATCGTAGAGTTTTTAAAAGATTTAAAAGAACAAGATGCTAGTGAAATTATATTAGATTCTAGGCCTAGAGAAGGTGATGTCATTTTCTTCCCTCTTGGTGAAAGACTTTATGAAATTAAATTTGTTGAGGAAGAAAAACCATTTTTCCAATTAGGTAAAAATTATGTTTATCAGATAAGTTGCGAACTTCTTAGACTTGAAGATGAAATTATCGATACTGGTATTGAGGCAATTGATGATTCAGTAGTTGATGAAGGATATATTACTACAATAAATCTGACAGGATCTGGTGTAAATGCTACTGCAACTGCTGGTATTGCGTTGACTGGAGCAGTTAGAAAAGTTCAACTTAATAATGATGGATATAACTATACATCAGCCCCAACGGTTGCAATTTCAACTGCACCTGTAGGTGGAACAGATGCAACTGCAGTTGCTATAACAACATCAAATTCCATCTTGGAAGTTCTTATTACAAATGCTGGTGCGGGATACACAGAGGTTCCAACCATAACGTTTAGTGGTGGCGGTGGTGTTGGAGCAGCTGCAACAGCAATTCTTGGTGATGGATCTGTTCAAACACTTACCATTACAAACCCTGGATCACTTTATATCAATGCTCCTATAGTAACTTTAGCTGGTTCAGCAAATACTTCAATTGGTTCTTCTGCTGAAGTAATTTCTACAATTGGAACTGGTGGAACTATTACTGAAATGAGAATTAGAAACGCTGGTTTTGGTTATACTGTGGCACCAACTGTGGGGATTTCTACAGCACCATCAATTGGAACTGGAGTCTTTATTAGTAATGAAATTGTTACTGGAAGTCTATCTGGCGCTACAGCAAGAGTCAAGAAATACGATAAAGATGCCAAGACCCTAGACGTGTACATAAATAGTGGTACGTTCACAGCTGGAGAAGATGTTGTTGGCGCTACATCTAACGCCACGCATACAGTTTCTACATTTAATTCGGACCCTGGAATTGAAATAGCATATGCTCAAAATGAAGAAATTGAAAACTTAGCTGACGATATCGTAGACTTTACAGAATCGAATCCCTTTGGTACATACTAATGTTAGGAACTTATTACTATCACGAAATATTACGAAAGACAATTGTTGCCTTTGGTACTATTTTTAATGATATTCACATAAGACATACAAGCGATGACTCTGGAACAATCAGTGATATAAAAGTTCCTCTAGCATATGCACCCCAGCAAAAGTTTCTTGCAAGATTGCTACAAAACCCAGAATTTGATAGAACAGTAGCAATAACACTGCCAAGAATGTCATTTGAAATGTTGGGAATTACATATGATCCATCTAGAAAGTCAAATGTAACTAAAACTTTCAAAGCAGTAGATGGTGAGAACCTAAAAAAAGTATTTCTTCCTGTTCCATACAACGTAGAATTTCAGTTATCAATATATTCAAAACTAAATGAAGACGCTCTACAAATTATAGAGCAAATTTTACCATACTTCCAACCATCTTTTAAAGTTAGTGTTGATTTAGTGAGTTCAATAGGAGAAAAGAGAGATATTGCCATTACATTAAACAATATCAATATGCAAGATGAATATGAAGGAAATTTCCAAACAAGGAGAGCTTTAATTTATAATTTAACGTTTACTGCTAACACATATCTATTTGGTCCTATAGCAGAAAGCACTGATGGATTAATTCGTAAGGTTCAAGTTGATTATCATACTCAAACTGATACAGATACAGCTAAACGTGAAATGAGATATACCGCTGTTCCCGATCCCATTGATGCTAATCCTGGAGATGACTTTGGATTCAGTGAAACCATAGAAATGTTTAGTGATAGTAAGTCATTTAATCCAGCCTCAGGAACTGATTCATAATTAATACTATGCCTAAATCATTCGATAAAATTAGCGATTCTTTGAATACTGAAACTGATATTGTAGATATCACTCCCAAGGAATCTGAAATTATTCCAGTTGTTGCTGATGAAAGAATTGAACAGTCTAAAAAAGACTATGAATATACAAGAGGAAATCTTTATTCTTTAATTGAAAAAGGTCAAGAAAGTTTAAATGGAATTATGGAATTAGCTCAGGAGTCGGATTCTCCCAGAGCATATGAAGTTGCTGGACAGATTATAAAAAGTGTTGCAGATACAACAGATAAACTTATAGATCTACAGAAAAAAATGAAGGAACTAAATAAAGATGAGGACTCTGGTCCAAAATCTATTACAAATAATTCATTATTTGTAGGATCTACTGCAGAACTAGCTAAATTTCTTAAAAACCAACAATGACGGAATCTAAGAAATGTAAAATTGGTTATTACTACTGTTTTACAGATAAAAAATGTAAGAAGATTCCTATGGGATACCATATTGGTTCTCGTGGATATCTTGCAAAAGATGAAGAAGGTGATGATTCCGAGAATAAAAAGAATGGTAATGGTGGGAATGGTGAAAGTAGTAATGGCAATGGTGGAAGTGGTAATGGTGGCGGTGGAATATCTGAAGAAGGGCTACGTGATTGGTTTGGTAAATCTAAATCAAAAGATGGTAAAGGTGGATGGGTTAATGTTGTAACAGGTGGAACCTGTGCAAGTGATAAACCTGGTGAAGGTATTCCTAAATGTGTTTCTTCTTCTAAAAGGGCAAGTATGTCTAAGAAAGAAAGAGTTGCTGCTAAGGCAGCAAAGAGAAGAGAAGATCCTGGTCAACAGAAAAAAACTGGAGCATCTGCACCTACCATGGTAAAAACTGATAGAAAAATTAGAAACGAAGAAGCAGTTTCTAAAAAACAGCAAAGATTTTTTGGAATGGTGAGAGCAACTCAAAAAGGTGAAATGGAAAATCCATCACCTGAGGTTGCTAAAGCTGCATCCAGTATGAAGTTAAAAGATGTAAAGGATTTTGCAAAAACAAAGCACAAAGATTTACCAGAAAAGAAGAAAGAATCAATGAAAGAAGCAAAGGATGCACCAGGAAAAGGTAGTGGTAAGAAAGACGCTTGCTACCATAAAGTCAAGTCTCGTTATTCTGTCTGGCCCTCCGCTTACGCTTCAGGTGCTTTGGTAAAGTGTCGTAAGGCTGGTGCTGCTAACTGGGGTAATAGCACAAAAGAAGAAACAGAGATTGGTGAAGCATGTTGGAAAGGTTATGAGAAGAAA